TGAAGAACCATCAGATAAAGCAATTATTAAAGTTTTAAATGTTAAAGTAAATAGGAGAACATACGAAGATGACAAGAAGTCTAACGACAGCAGTAAAGAACGAACTAGCAACAAATGATATTAGACCAATACATCTAATAACTATTAATTTTGCGACTCCTGTAAATCTTACCGACAATTCATTTTCATTAACTTCATCAGTATCAGGTTCTAGTGTAACTTACACAGCATCAGCTTTTGTATTAGATGTTTCTAATTTTACAGAAGAAATAGATATTACTAAAACTACTTTATCATTAAGTTTATCAGGTGCAGACCAAACTTTTATCTCAACAGCATTAAGTGAAAATATTACTAATAAACCTATTACTATTTTTAGAGGATTATTAAATGATTCAAACGCACTTATAGCTGACCCTTTTCTTTTATATAAAGGAAATATTGAGGGTTTTAATATTTCAGAAACAGAAACAGCAAGTGTTTTAAATATAAAAGTTGCATCTCATTGGGCAGACTTTGATAAAAAGAACGGAAGAAAAACAAACAATACATCACAACAAAGATTCTTTAGTACAGATGTTGGAATGGATTTTTCAAGTCAAACTGTATTAGATATTAAATGGGGTAGAGCATAATGGGTTGGGGTAGTGCTTTTAAAAGTGCAGTTGGTGTTGCAAAGAGTGCAGTTGGTGTTGCAAAGAAAGTAACAAAAGTATTTGGTTTTATTAACAACCCTGTTGTTGCATTAATAACAACATTAGCGATTGGTTGGTTATTTAGACCTAAAACACCTGAACAACCTGATTTCGGAGTTACTGATTTTGATAACTTTGAAAAAGGTTTATTAGTTAATAAACAATCTAATGACGCAAGTATTCCTGTAATATATGGAGAACGATTAGTTGGTGGAACTAGAATTTTTGTATCAACATCAGGAACAGATAATGTTTATCTTTATATTTGTCTAGTATTATCTGAGGGAGAGATAAACGATATTACGGAAATAAGAGTAGATGATAAAGCTGTAACTTGGGCAAGTGATTTAGCAGATAATACAGCAGTTGAAGTAGGAAGTGGAGATAGTAATTTTTATAAAGATTCAGAAAGTTTAATTAGAGTAGAACCTCATTATGGTTCAGACGGACAATCAGCTTCAAGTTTATTATCTACATTATCATCTTGGGGAAGTAATCATAAGCTATCAGGTCTAGCTTATCTTGCAATTCGTTTTAAATGGAATCAAGATGTATTTGCTGGAGTTCCTAAAATACAAGCAAAAGTACAAGGTAAAAAAGTTGTAACTTTAGCATCTAACTTATCTGAACAAACAGCTAGTTTTTCAACAAACCCAGCATTTTGCTTATTAGATTATTTAAGAAATACAAGATATGGAAAAGGATTAGCAACAAGTGAAATAGATTTACAAAGTTTTTATAATGCTTCACAAGTTTGTATTACACAAGTTCCACCTTATTCAGGTGGTTCAAATATAAATATTTTTGATACTAATACAGCAGTTGATACATCAGCATCTATTATTGTAAATGTAAGAGAGTTCTTAAAAGGTTGTAGAGGTTATCTACCTTATAGTGCTGGTAAATATCAATTAATTATAGAAACAACAGGTAGTGCTTCAGTTACATTAACAGAAAATGATATTGTAGGTGGATATAATTTAGTAAGCCCTGATAAAAATAGTAAGTTCAATAGAGTTATATGTAGCTTTGTAAATCCTGATAGAAATTTCCAAATAGATGAAGTTCAATTTCCACCTATTGATGATTCAGGATTACCAAGTGTAGATAGACACGCAACAATGAAAACTGCTGATGGTGGATTTTTATTAGAGGGTAGATTTGATTTCAAGACTATTACTTCTAAAGAACAAACAGAAGAAATGGCAGAAATTATATTAAGAAGAAGTAGAGATGCTTTAACTTTGAGTATCAATGTAGCTTTTAATTCTTATGATTTAGCAATAGGAGATATAGTAAATATCACACATAGTTCATTAGGATTTTCAGCTAAACCATTTAGAGTTTTAAGTATGACTTTTAATGAAGATTTTACAGTAGGATTAGGTTTAGTGGAACATCAAGATGCACATTATACTTGGGCAACTAAAACACAAGCAACAGCAATACCTAGTACAAATTTACCAAATCCATATGCAATACAACCACCATCAAATATTACATTATCTGATGAAATGATTGAGTATGCAGATGGTGTAGTATTGACTAGATTAAATATTGCAATTACAGCAAGTCCTGATTCATTTGTTCAATTCTATCAAGTTGAAGCTAAGAAAACATCTGAAACAAATTTTAAAATTATATCTAATGGGTCGGAATTAAATCACGAATTTTTAAACGTAATTGATGGTGCTAATTATACAGTAAGGGTAAAAGCAGTTAATGCTTTTGGTGTAAGTTCTACTTTTACTTCTGCAACACATAATGTAATTGGTGCAACAGAAACACCAGCAGATGTAACAGATTTATCTGTAAGTTTAGTTGGTTCAAATCAAATGGAGTTGTCTTGGACTCCTGTTGCTGACTTAGATATTAGCTGGTATGAAATAAGATACCAAGATATACTCAATGGTTCAACTTGGAATGAAAGTACACCTTTAGCAAAAGTTGTAAGAAGAAAATCTAATTCTGCTGTTATTAATGCACAGATAGGAACTTTTCTTATTAAAGCAGTTGATAAATTAGGAAATAGTAGTGCCAATGCTTCTATTGTTTCTACTAATATATCAGGTCTGCAAAGTTTTATTAACACACAAACATTTAGTGAATAATGGCAAATTTTTTAGGAACAAGAGGAAATAGAGTAGCTTTATCAAAGGACAATGCTAATAGATTAGTTTTAATATTAGATACTATTACTGATGTTGATGATTTGAATGGTAACTTAGATGTAGCTGAGGGAAGATTTGATTTAGGTGGAACAGACGCAACTTCAAACCCTACAAATTTTGCTGGTAATATTGTTGCTAGTGGTACTTATGATTTTGCTAACACTTTAACTTTTGACGCAATCTATGATGTAAGTATGGGTGCAATTTTAGGAATGTCGTCAGAAGATGAATACGATTTATTTGATAGTGGTAGAGGTTCAGCTTTATTTGAGTCTGCAAAAGCACCTTTTGATGGAAGCCCTGAAATACAATGTGGTGCAGAAATACAAGTAGGTTCAGATAATACAAGTTTAAATAACATAACAACGTACAGAAAAATTGCACAACAAAGTACAATTAAAGGTAGATTTTTTAAATTTAGATGTAAAATAACTTGTGATGATAGTAAAGTTAGAGCAAAAGTACACGACTTAAAATTTACAGTTAATTTTGAAAAAAGAACAGAAACAGGAGAAGATATAGTTTCTAATGCGTCAGGAACAACTGTAACATTTACAAATGGATTTTTTGCAACACCATCAATAGGTATATCTGCTCAGGGTATGCAAGTTGGTGATTTTTTCACAATATCTTCTAAATCAAAGAATGGCTTTACAATACAGTTCTTTAATAGTAGTAATACAGGGATTAGCAGAACATTTGATTTTCAAGCTATCGGACACGGCTTGAAGTCATCAAGTTAAAATGATATAAAACAAATTATGGCACAAGTTTCAGATTACACATTAGACAATCAAGGTTTCGCTTCTTTTAGAACGGAACTCAATAATATTTTAACAGCAATAAATTCTTCTAATATAGGAAATTCTGCACCTAGTTCAGCAGTAGCTGGTACTATTTGGGTTGATAATGGAACGTCAAATACTATTAAAATTAAAGTAAATGATGGTTCTGACAATTTAGAATTATTTACAATTAACACATCAACAAATGCAATTACTTTACCTAGTGGAGTTGCAGTAACAGGAACGATAACAGAAACTGACCCAAATGCTTTGCCCCTTGCAATAGCACTTGGATAGTTTAAAAAGGATATATTATGGCAAATACTTTTAAAGTTAAAACTAATGATGCTATGCCAGCAAGTGCTGGAACACCATTAACACTATACACAGTTCCATCATCTACAACTTGTGTAGTAATTGGTTTAACTATGTGTAATGTTCATTCAACATCAGTAACAGCTTCAGTAAAAATAGAATCAGACACATCAGATACAGAAACAAACCAAACAGTTTTTGTAGTTAAAGATGTTTCAATACCAGCTGGAAGTTCATTAGAAGTTTTATCAGGTGGTAAATATGTTATGCAAACAACTGATATTATAAAAATTGATTGTTCAGTTGCATCTAAAATTGACGCAACATTAAGTATTTTAGAAATAACATAGGATTAAGATATGGCATTTATAGGTCGAGCAGTAGCACCAGCACCAATCTCTACAAGTGATGTTCCTGATTTACCAGCATCAAAAATTACTTCAGGTACTTTTGCAACAGGGCGAATTTCAGAAGCTAGTGTTACTCAACACGCATCAGATTTTGATGACAATAAAATTGTTAATGATATTTCTACACTTGCTTTAAAACAAGCAACAAATGAAAATGCAGTAGCTTATAATACTAACTCACAATTTATAGATGTCTTTCAAGACAGCACAGGAATTGCATCAAATACAGATGCCCCAAGAAATGCTAGTGAATATGTTTCAGCAGAAAATACTGCAATAGGAACAACTAATTTTATTCCACAATTCAAACAAATTTCTACAAGAACAGGAGTT